CATCACACGAGGATAATCACGGTGATATCCCTAACGCTATTTAAACCACCTCGTTGGTGGGATGAACGCCAGCGTTTTATTTATGACAACAAAACGCACCGCAGAATGGATTTCTCTAGCTTTGATGAGCTAGAGAAACTCCTATACGCTTTATCCAATCAACCTAAGAAAGGAAAACTAGATGCAGAACTTATTTCTCCGGCTGTTTACGAAGCTGGAACCAAACGCGCCAACAAAAATGTTACTGCTTGGGCAGGCTGGTGTGCTGTTGATATTGACGACCTTGATATTGATGGTGAATTAAACGAATACGTTCGTGATCTAGTTCCTGATTGGCGTTTTGTTTGTTATAGCACTGCTAGCTCTCGTCCTAATAAGAAAAAGTTCAGACTTGTATTCGAACTTGATCGTGACGTATCTGTTGATGAAATCAAACACTTTTGGTTTGCACTTCAATCACGTCTTGATGACTCTGGTGATAAGCAATGTAAAGACCTTAGTCGAATGTATTATGTTCCTGCTAATTACGCTGAAGCAGACAATTTTATTTTTAGTGGTAACGGTAAGCCTATTAACGTATCCGATCTTCTTTCTGCGTATCCTTATGTTGAAAGAGCTAAAGCGACCGGATCATTTCTCGATAGGCTGCCACCTGAGCTAGTGGAGCAAGTTGTTAGCCACCGCAAAAATCAAATGCAGAACACTGGCATCTTTTGGTCAAGTTATCACGATTGCCCTTTTTGGCCACGTAAAATGGCTCTTGAATACGCAACCATTTCTGATACAGGATGGTATGCAAAAATGTATGGTATGATGGTTGCTATAGCTTCCCGCGCTATTGAAAAGGAATATCCAATAACCGCGACACAGATAGCTGAACTATGCAAACAGTTTGACATGGAAAATGGTGGTTGGTATGAAAACCGCCCAATTGAAATCGAAGCCAATCGTGCTTTGGAATATGCATATAGGAAAATATAATGACTAAATATAAAGGTATTGTTACTGAAGATTTTATCACTCGCCGCAACGAAATTGCCTCGACTGATACACGAACCGGTATTGATCCGTACCGCCAGTGGGATTTTGAGTTTGTTGAGTTTCATCAGGCTTCCTTGAATAATGGACATACAGTTTATGAGGGTTATGAATATGATACAACTCATAAATTCTTTGGTAACTGTGACTTTAAACATGTTAACTCCAAGCGCGAAGTTACCATCTCTGCTTATATTAGAGATAAACTTGAGCGCGGCATTATTGATAATATTGTCGCATGGAGTTATATAAAGAAAGATTGGAGCAAAAACTTTGAGGTTGGTGATGCAGTTCATTATCAAATCATTGGATATATTCCGCGCGACTTGGTATTAGATGCTCTAAAGACTGGAAATGAAACTCACGGACTTACAATTAAAGGAAAATAATATGGCAAAGCAGCCAAGACTCGTTAAAACAAAATCAGGTGCAATTCGCTAGAATTTGAACACAAAAAAGAAAACTAAACCACTCAAGCCAGTGAAAAGGAAGTAATATCATGGCACGAAAAAGAAGCAGCAACCCTGACGTTTTAGACCGCCAAAGCTTTACGCTTTTATGGACACTGTATGCTCTCCCAGGCCGTATCTACCTTTGGTTTAGATACATCCTTGCACCAAAGGGTAAAGTGTTCGCCACGTCACGCCAGGCACGTAGCCCTATTGTAGTGTTCTTTTATTCTACAATCTTCTGGCTAATTATTGGCTTTTGTATTTACATATATTACACAGAGTCCGGTGCTAATCAAACAGTATCATATTCCCAGGGATACACGTCGTAATGAAAGTGGGATTCACTGCATCAACCTTTGATCTTCTTCATTCAGGGCATATCCAGATGCTTCGAGAAGCAAAGGACCAATGCGAGTATCTTATATGTGGGCTTCAGGTAGATCCAAGTCAAGACCGCTCGGAAAAAAATGCACCAATTCAATCTATCGTTGAAAGGTACACTCAACTTGCTGCAGTAAAATATGTGGATGAGATAATTGTTTATTGTACAGAATTAGACCTTCTTGATATAATAACAATGTACCCAATTAATGTTAGAGTTCTTGGTGAGGAATATAAAGACAAAGACTTCACTGGTAAGGATGAATGTCGTAAACTCGGCATCTCTCTATATTTTAACAAACGTGATCATCGCTTTTCTTCATCAGGGTTGAGAAGCAGAGTATATGAAAAGGAACTAATCAAAAATGACAGTAACTAATGTTGAAACCATCCGTGAATATTTTGTAAACGAACTTCGTAATGAAAACTTTACAGCAGATAAAACTGGGCAAAAAACAATTGAGATTTTAGGTGCTAGCTTTATTGCTGATGAACCTTCAATTTTTGGTGTTCCAAACAAATCTTACATTGAGTCTGAGATTGAGTGGTACAACTCAATGTCTACAAATATTAATGATATACACAAAGATAAGGAACCACCAGCCGCGTGGAAATACACAGCCAACGATAATGGCGAAATTAACTCTAACTATGGACACCTGTTGTTTTCACATAAGTATTTTGGACAGTATTATAAAGCTATTGAAGAGCTTGTTTCTAATCCAGACTCTCGTCGTGCCCAGATGATCTATAACCGCCCTTCAATTTGGATTGAGTTTAACGAGAATGGTAAGAATGATTTTATTTGCACCAACGCTCAAACGTTCTACATCCGTGACGGTAAGCTTCATATGGTAAGCCAGATGCGATCAAATGATGTTGTGTTCGGATATAAAAATGACTACGCATGGGCACAGTACCTCATGGATTATGCCGTAGACTCACTTAATTATCATGGCGTTAGTGTTGAAAAAGGTGACTTACATTGGCAGGTAATGAACTTGCACGTGTATGAAAAACATTTCAATCTTGTTAAGGTTTAAATATGAAACCTAATGAAAACTTTAAACTCACGGTCAACGATATTTCTCATATTGAACAGGCACTATATACTAGACTGGCGGAGCTTTCAAAGCTCTGTCAGACACCAACTACGGCAAAAAAGATTTTAGACCTTAGTGAGGAAACATCTGCAATTTATGATCTTCTCGGTAGAATTCATAATCAAAAAGTTTGGTATCGACCGAAAAATGATGTGTACATTTCAGGGTGAATGTTGTATAGTAGTATTATAAATTGGAGTAATATATCATGACTACGTGGGATGAGCGTTATTTAAAACTGGCATATGAGGTTGGATCTTGGTCAAAAGATCCGTCAAGTAAAATTGGAGCTGTTGCTGTTGGATCTAAAGGCCAGGTCTTATCACAGGGCTTTAACGGTTTCCCGCGTGGAATAGCCGATACATCAGAGCGCCTCAATACGCGCGAGGAAAAATACAGATATATAGTACATGCTGAACAAAATCTAATCTATAACGCGTCATATAACGGTGTGTCACTTGACGGCTGCACTTTATATGTGACTGGCTTGCCGGTTTGTTCCGAATGTGCTAAAGGTGTTATTCAGGTTGGTGTAAAGCGTGTAGTAATGCCTTTGCAAGATGTCAGTGACAAGTGGAAGGCATCATGGAAACTTTCATCTCAGATGCTATCTGAGGCAAATGTAAAATGGGAATTTATTGAATGGAACATCTAATCATTCCAACCCTCGGTCGTATGGACAAACAAAAAACGTATAACCGCCTGCCTGACAAATTTAAGTCAATGGTTCAATTTGTTGTTCAGGACCATGAATATGATGCAATGAACGAGCGCTATCCTAATAAAGTACTTCGTCTACCAAAGGAAATAAACAAGCTATCGCCTACACGCCAATGGATCTGGGATAACTTTTATGGAACAAAGCATATGGTTCTTGATGATGATCTTATTTATTTTAAACATAAAGCTCCTGCGACTCCTGCCGACAATGTTACAACTAAATGGGCCACGCGTGAAATGACTCCGCAGGATTTTGATGATGCCTTTACTGATTTTGATACGTGGATGAGTGAGGGAATTCACCATGGTGCTTTCGCAACCTCAACAGTTGTTCCATCCGAGTTCTATTGGCCAATCATGAATAATGCACGTATTATGACGAATTGCTATTTTGACTCTGCAAACTTACCACGTGATCTTATCTGGGACCGTTTGCCAACTGCTCAGGACTTTGATGCTAATCTTCAGTTGTTGACCCAGGGTTATGCGAATCGTATTTCAACAAAGTTCCGTGTGACGGTTGCTGTCACAAATGAAAAGGGTGGTTGTTCAGTATATAGAACAACTGATCTTATCAATGAAGTTCACACTAAGCTACAGGCTCTCTATCCAGATTATATTAAGCTAAAGGAAAAAGAAGCACTTAGTGGTCCACTGAAAGGTCTTAAGCAGCTTGCGTGTCATGTGCAGTGGTCTAAAGCGTATAAAGACGCTGTTAAAAAGAAACAAGCTGAAACTTCTATCCTTGAGGATATCTTTGGATGAGTAAAATACTAGTCACTGGTGGTGCGGGATTCATCGGGTTTCATGTTATTAACCGTTTAATTGAGGACGGTCATATAGTGTGCTCATTTGACAGCTATAATGATTATTATGACCAGACTTTAAAATATGCTCGGGCTGATCAACTTTCTATTTCAGTTCCATATGGTGATTTAAAGGATGCCGAGTTTGTTGAGGAATATATTGGTAATCATAAACCTGATGTGATTATTCATTTGGCTGGTTATGCAGGCGTGAGACACTCGCTCGCCGATCCTCAAAAATACATTGATAATAACGTAACCGGCACACAGAATCTTATTAACGCATCAGTTAAGCATGGTGTAGATCACGTGCTATATGCCTCGACATCAAGCTGTATGGTCGGAAACCCTCTTCCATGGACTGAGGATGACAATGTCGGTAGAGCTTCTAATCCATATGCTATGACAAAGGTTGCCAACGAGTCACAATTTGCCTGCTCTAAAATTAAAAATACAACAGGCCTTCGATTCTTTACGGTCTACGGACCCTGGGGTCGACCTGATATGGCACTCTTTGACTTTGCCAATAATATCGTAAAGGGTAATCCGATCACGCTCTACAATCACGGTGACATGACTCGTGACTTTACATACATCGATGATATCGTTAATGGTATAGTTATTCTTGTGAACAACACCATTTCACGTGTACATCCTGAAGATATGATATATAATATTGGTTATGGACAGCAGGTTAAACTAACTGATTTTGTTGATCATATCGAAATTAATCTAGGTAAAAAGGCAAAGCGTATATTGGCTGACATGCATCCGGCTGATGCCAAAGACACCTGGTCCGATACAGCAAAGATTAGAAAACTTGGATATAGTCCATCTACACCATTACCGGTTGGTGTCGAGAAATTTATGACATGGTACAAAGGATATTATAATGTCAACTAAAGAAGCTATCGATGCACTATATAAAGCAGTAGCAGATGAGCATGGTATTACTGTAAGTGAGGTTAAACGTCGTGCTGTTGAAGAAGGCTCTCGCCTTATAAGCGTTTTTTCTGTAGGGAAGCATTAATGAAAAAGATTACCAAAATTGCTATTATTGGATACGGCTTCGTTGGAAAAGCCGTTGAATTTGGTTTTCGTAATTCATCAAATGAAATTATGATTGTTGATCCGTATCAAGGTCATTCAAACATTGATGATATGGAAGACTTCGGTGCCGACTTTACATTTGTGTGTGTTCCAACGCCTATGGGACCTGATGGTTCAATTGATGACACAATCATCAATTCCGTGGCTAAACATCTTCACCAAATGGCCTCAGGAACAGTTATTATCAAGTCTACAGTGACTCCAGATATCATTGAAAATATCTGTGCATATAAGCGCTTCGTTTATAACCCTGAATTTCTTACCGAGAGAAATGCCTTTGACGAGTTTCTAAATCCTGAGTTCCACGTTCTTGGTGGCCATCCTGAATTTACAAACCGAGTTAAAAACCTCTACAAGTTTAACTCAAATTGTAATCCGGCTCCTGTTCATTATATGACAGCAAGTGAAGCAAGCTTTGTTAAGTATGGCATTAACTCTTTTCTTGCTATGAAAGTCGTATGGTTCAATCAGTGGAAAGATATGGTAGATAATACCGGTGATAGATACAATGTAATTTCAAATACTATTGGATCAGATCCACGAATCGGACATTCACATATGAAGGTTCCAGGTTTTGATGGTAAACGCGGTTATGGTGGTTCATGCTTCCCTAAGGACACTGCAGCCATTCGTAACTTCTGCCCTGATCTTTCTGTATTGGACGCGGTGATTAAAGCCAATAATGAGTACCGCAAGAACTATGAAAAAGACTCGCGTGAAATCGAGCAAAAAGTACAATATGAATAAACATAATTTATCTAATGGAGAATGATGAATGTCAATTATGGACAAACTAAAAAAGAACTCTACACTTAAGACAACAGAAATCTTATCTGAATCTAAGTTCTTTAACGAAAAAGATCAAGTTCCAACAAGCGTTCCTATGGTTAACGTAGCGCTCTCTGGTGACTGTGACGGTGGACTTTCCTCAGGCCTTACAGTATTGGCTGGTCCGTCAAAACACTTTAAAACATCATTTGCTTTGCTTATGGCAGGTGCATATCTTGATAAGCATAAGGATGCTGTTATCCTATTTTATGACTCGGAATTTGGTTCACCCCAGTCGTACTTCAAGCAATTCGGTATTGATCCAGCACGAGTTCTTCACACACCAATCATGAACGTGGAGCAACTTAAATTTGACCTGATTAACCAGCTTGAGTCAATTGACCGTAAGGAAAACGTCATTGTTGTTATTGACTCTATTGGTAACCTTGCATCTAAGAAAGAAATGGAAGATGCGCTGAACGAAAAATCAGTAGCGGATATGTCGCGCGCAAAAGCTCTTAAAGGCCTGTTCCGTATGGCTACTCCATATCTTGCCATGAAGAACATTCCGATGTTGGCTATCAACCACACATATCAAGAAATTGGTCTGTTTCCTAAGGCAATTGTTTCAGGCGGCACTGGAATTTACTACTCAGCCGACAACATCTGGATTCTTGGTCGTCGCCAAAATAAATCAGGCACTGAGATTATGGGCTATGACTTTGTGATCAACGTTGAAAAATCACGTTACGTCAAAGAAAAATCTAAGATTCCTATCTCTGTTTCATGGTCTGGTGGTGTTGAGAAATACTCCGGTCTGCTAGATGCTGCTATGGCTGGCGGATACGTCACTAAACCAAGCGCTGGTTGGTATTGCCGAGTTGATCAAGAAACTGGTGAGCTTATGGATCCAAAGCGCCGAGAGAAAGATACTCTCAGTGGCGAATTCTGGGATCCAATTATGAAGGATACTGATTTTAAAGAGTTCCTTAAAAAGCAATATCAGATTGGCCATGAGTCACTTGTTGATATGAATGCTATTGTAGATCAACCGGCTATTGTATCAGCGGACCCAGAGGAAGACTAATGAACACATATGAAGAAACAATTCTACTCGAACAGAATGTAGATTATGAATTGGTTCCTAGTGAAGGCGAAAATTGGGACGTTCGCCTTCTCACTGGGGACTATACTGAAACTGTCATCAAGTTTAGCGAGCTTACTGTGTCTGACGATGATGAATATCTAAAGTTTAACTTTGATGTTGTTTCCTCCCCAGATCTTTCTTTAACCGACGAAAATACTGGTTTACAAGAACACGCAAGTAATGTATTATCATCTATATTAACGTACTCAGTGAAAGCACTGGAGGAAAAGGAATCAGATGATAAACGCTAATATTGAACAAACGGTATTACGCAATCTTTTAGTGAATGAGCAATATATGCGGCGTGTATTGCCATTCATTAAACCAGAATACTTTGAAGGGGTCTATAGTCAGTTATTTAAAGAAGTTGCAAAGTTTGTTGCGAAATATAATAAGCTACCATCGGCCGAAACATTCAAAATCGAGTTGGATAACAACCCGTCTATGTCCGACGAACACTATCGTCATGCTGTAGAAATCATCCCTGAAATCTTTAAAAAGGATGAGATTGATGATGAATGGCTTTATAATAACACTGAGAAATGGTGCCAAGACAGAGCACTGTTTAACGCTGTAATGGAGTCTATCAGTATTATTGATGGTAAGCATAAGGAGCTTACTAAAAATGCTTTGCCTGATATTCTCACGAAGGCACTTGCTGTAACCTTTGATACAAACATTGGTCACGACTATCTTGAAAATGTTGATGCTCGCTATGAGTTTTATCATTCACAGGAAGAAAAGCTTCCATTCGACCTTGAGTATTTCAATATTATTACAAAGGGTGGACTTGCTAACAAATCGCTTAATATCGCTTTGGCTGGTACTGGTGTTGGTAAATCATTGTTTATGTGTCACGTTGCTGCCGGCGCATTGTGTGAAGGTAAAAACGCATTATACATTACAATGGAAATGAGTGAAGAACGCATCGCTGAGCGCATTGATGCTAACCTACTCGATATTCCGATTGGTGAAATTGAAACGCTATCTAAGGAAAGTTTTGTTGAGCGCATCGGCAAACTTAAAACAAAAACAAATGGTAAGTTGATTGTAAAAGAGTATCCAACTGGTTCTGCAAACGCAAACCACTTCCGTGCTCTCTTAAATGAATTGAAACTCAAAAAGGGCTTTACCCCAGATATTATCTTTATTGACTATCTAAATATCTGTGCTTCGTCGCGCATTAAAATGGGAGGAAGTACTAATAGCTACTCATACATTAAAGCAATCGCTGAAGAACTACGTGGCCTTGCTGTTGAGTTTGACCTCCCGATCGTCTCTGCAACACAAACAACTCGTACTGGCTACAATAGCTCCGATCCTGGGCTTGAGGATACTTCCGAGTCCTTTGGTTTGCCAGCTACAGCAGACTTAATGTTCGCCCTTGTTTCTAATGAAGAATTGGAAGCACAAGGTCAGATCATGGTCAAGCAGCTTAAGAACCGCTATAATGATCCAAACAATCATAAGCGCTTTGTTATTGGCATTGACAAATCTCGGATGAAACTTTTTGATGTTGATGGCGCAGAAGATAATCTGGTAAATGATACACCAGTCTTTGACAATTCTAAAATGGAAGAAAGATTTTCAGATTTTAAAATCTAATTAGTGTACAAATCTTATAAATCGTTATATAATAAACTTAGTCACATATAGGAGAATAGTTATGGCTAAAGGTAAAGGCGGAAAGTCTAAGGGCTTTATTTCACAGGGTGTTCACTCAAGCGTGAGCAGCTCAACAAAGGCAGCGGTTCGTGCCGATTATAAAGCATCTGGGGACCGCCTCATTAATCAGCTCAACGCCAGCCGTAAAGGGCGCCGCACGATGATTACAATTGAAAATCCAAACCGGGAAGAAACCAATCGTCGCTTTATTCGCATTGAAGGTAAGCAGTGGTTCATGGCAGAGTCTGCCCCTGAAAAAACCAAGAAAAAGAATAACGCCCTTGCATCGGAGTATGACATCACATGAATTACCTGAAACCAAAGGCATTTCTAGTAGTTCAACCAGCACCCGCTGATGAGTTTAAAGAGCATTTTGATGATGCTCTTGAGCTCATCGCTTACTGCGCGAGAGTATCTAACCCGGCTAATCAGTTCAACAGCGAGTCTGGTGAAAAGCTGGTTAGATATCTCGTTAAACATAAGCATTGGTCACCACTTGAAATGTGTAATGCAACCATTGGTATTGACACAACACGTGATATTGCACGCCAAATTCTTCGACACAGAAGCTTCTATTTTCAAGAGTTCAGTCAGCGTTATGCCGATCCTGACAGTCTTGATGTTTCTTTTGTTCTGAGAGAAGCACGACTTCAAGACCATAAGAATCGCCAGAATAGCGTTGAGACTCAAGATCAGGAATTGCAGCGTGAATGGGCAGCACGTCAACTGAGTGTAATTGAAAAAGCCCGAGAGTCTTATGATTGGGCTATCTCACGTGGTATTGCTAAGGAACAAGCACGATGTGTTTTCCCAGAAGGCAATACTCTAAGTAAGATATATATGAATGGCACACTTCGTTCATGGGTCCACTATATTGAACTACGCTCTGGAAATGGAACACAGAAAGAGCATATCGAAGTTGCAAGGGAAGTTGCTAAGGCAATCGCAACAGTATTCCCGATGGTAGATGAGTTTGTTACAAATCAGTAACAGGTAAAGTAGTAACATGATTAGTTGTTTACTTTACATTTGTGATGTATTATAAGAGTACTAACAAAGGGTAAGAACTATGATGACAATAAATATACTATCGAACGTCATGATCGGCGGAATATTTGTACTGGGTGCTGTTGCTGCAACGGCAAAGCAGGAACAGCACTCAGCTGAAATTGGATGTATGGCACAGAACATATATTTTGAAGCTAGATCAGAATCTATTGAAGGGCAACGCGCAGTTGCTCATGTTACTATGAATAGGGTTGCGCATAGCAACTGGCCAAATACCGTATGTGAGGTTGTATTTGAACCGTTTCAGTTTTCATGGACACACCTTGTGAAAAACCACACACCAGGCAATAAAGAACTTTATTCAGAGGTTTACAAAGTGGCTGAAGCAGTTTATAATAACACTTTAGAAGACAACACGGGCTCCGCTACTTTTTACTATGCAGACTATATTGATAAGCCACATTGGGCGTATCAAATGGATGAGACAGTAAGGTACGGTGTTCATATTTTTTATAAATGGGATGGAACTTGGGATTAATGAAACTAATTATTATTGGTCATGCTCGTCATGGTAAAGATACCGCGGCTGAATATCTAGAAGAGAAATACGGTGTTAAGTTTG